CACAGTTTCTACTCATATTATAACCCTGAGATATCCCAAATCGGGATAGCACACTATACGGCCAGAGTAGCCTAAACTCTGTATTTCATGTGTCGCCGTTTCGTTAAAATTTTAATTTATCTTATATATACATAATAATAATTACAGTCATAATTTACAATAAAGAAAGAATGAAAGGTGCAGCTTTAATTCCAGCACCAATCATAGTTTTAAGAGCATATTTCATATTATCCGAGGTCATCACACGTTTGACTACACCCTTCAAATGGGCAATATGGTCAGGATTGTGCGACAGACAGTTCTCTTGAGCTAAAGCATTAAGAATAGCATCAAAGATTGGTTCAATGGATGGACTGCTGACAAACCAATTTGATGGGTCAGTGGTGAGATATTCAACACTGACAGTTCCGGTCAGTGTGAATGTTGGGTTTCCATTGTTAAGTCCTGAGTTGGTGGCATCTAGTGCAATAGCGCAATAAGGTATATTTTCCGGATTGCCATTATAAGGATCAAAATTGGAGTTACGTTCAAATAACCAATCCTGAAGCTTCTCAGGTGTGAAGGAGTAGGACATTCCACGTGCTAGGTCGCAGCTTTTCAGCTTGTGGTGTACTTGACTTGACACAATCGAAATGATTTCATCAACAGAGTTACCAAGGTCACCATAAGTGTCTCCGGGAAGCCTTGCGGCAAACACAGATCCACCTTTGATTAGCTCAGAAGTTGTGTTGGTAAGGGTCATGATTTGTCCAGTTACATTGTGACGGGCAGATTTCTGGAATTGTGCATAAGCTACAACTCCATCGGCCATTAAGTCCCACAATGCGTACTTGGTCCAGATAAGGGGTGAATTGAGGATCGTATTTCCAGTAAAACTCTCACTAACATTGAAGCCATAGGGCTGACTCATGTTTCCATTGGTTGGTGCGAAGGCCCAGGCGAACCAGAAGCCTTGCGCAGCACCGAGGGCGGCAATGAATGCAGCCCATCCAGGATCAGTGCTGAGATCGTAGGAGTACAGGGCAGGGTTAGCAGCAACTACGATATTATGGGTGATGTCAGTGACGGGGGCGCCACCGGTCACATGTCCAGCAGTGAGTGTGAGAGCTCCAGCATTACCAGACGCATTGTAGAATGTCAGTGTCACTGGATTCATTAATGCGACCGTGCCTGGGTAGTATTTAAACCCTGGGGCAAACTTGTTGGTTGAACTTGAGAAATGACTATATCCAGCAACAAGCGGTAAGGTGGAGGTTTTGAAAACTTGATTGTTACCTAAGGGGAGACTGGCGTCGTAACAAACACTACCTTGGGGTACGCTAACTTGATTCATAGAAATGACAGTTGTGTTAGCTGGGATAGTGGTCGCTCCGACGGCAGGCTGGCCTATCGACAATATGTTATCAAGATTATTGGAAACCAAAAGTGCAGTCTTGAGCTTAGCAGCTGTGTCCAATTGAATCACCTTTTCCCAACTAAATTGGTGAGGGGCGACGTATGCACCAGCAGGTCGTGGTAGTGCATACGGGCAATTCTGCGTGAGAATTGCTTCAACAAGACGGGCGGTCTCTTTGACAAGTTTTGGTTTTTGATCGTAGACTTCAATATCACCGGCAGTATGAGTGGGTTGCGATGGGGCACGGTAAGATTGTTTGAGGGTGTTTTTCATACTTTTCCTCATAGCTTTCTTAGCGGCACTCTTTTCGAGAACAGTCATACCTTTATAAGGTCCTTCGCTTATAACTCGGTTAGGGTCTTTCAGTTGTTTGTTTTTACGGGCCATGATAAATGTGGGGTAAAATTCTAACGTGCCTTTATACGATGTCGGGCGGCAATCGCCATCGCCTACTTTACCGGGGGACGGTCCATCCAACTGATGGCCCCTATTTTCGTTCGGTAGGAATACACTTAGCCGTGGCGCTTGGGTAAACTACGAGCGATGTAAGCATCTAGCTCTGGATTGTAGTATGCGCAATGGGTATAGATCTCATCGATTTCCGCTTCAATAAGTCGGATTGAACTAAGGGACAACCCTGTTATTTCCTGAACAAATAAATACGTGTCCAGGTCAGGCTCGCTCCACTCTCCAACATGTTTACGATGTCCTCGGTCGTCCAAATATTTGGCATTGAACTTTGCATTTGAATTGAGGAGTCGATGTTGGGCTTTGGTCCATTGTCGAAGGATTGGAATATGACTCCAGTCCATTTGAGATGCAACTGTGTTGGAATAAATCCAGTCGTCGCGTTTCTGGTTTCTGAAGTCATGTGTTGACCAGCCAGATTTGACGAGGGGGCGATAGATTTTGGGCCCGTGGATATACGTTCCAGCAACAGGGTAAAAATACCCGCTAAGGTAGTCCGCATGTAACGGATTCAAGAATATGCTCAACTTTGGTTTGATTCCACACTTTGATAACAGCTGCTCTGCAACGGCGATGAATGTTGTCCCATGATCAATGAACCATGCATCAGCCTTGTGATAGTCCGCTTGTTCAATGATTGAGATATTGTCATCACCATCCACTCCCATGTCCAGATCTATCAAGCAAGGTGACACGTTGACATTTTGACCAACGGGGTACTTGATATGAACCTTATTGTCCATGTAGGTTAAATCTCTTGGCGTGATACCAGCAACGAGATAAAGTGTGGTGAACACAAAAGTGTGTATGTAACCATTAATAACGCAATTTCCAACACTTGTGTTGGGATCACCACTTTTCCTAGTTCCCTTGACTGAATATCTGAACCCTTGTTTAGTTATGCCGGAGCATTTAAACAAGGCGTTTTTGATGCGGTCCAGATGTTCAAGATTCATCCATTGATATGTCATAAGTTCTAGAAAGAGTAGGTCCTCGTTCATGGTCGCGTCCCATCGTGAACCATCGTCACAAATAGCCATTGGTACATCGTATCTCCCTAATGTCGTTTTGAACCATTCCCCGAGTTGTTTTGGGTTCCAACCTTTAGTTAGAACAAACGGTCTTGAGAATGTGGGTGTTGATTTCTTGGTGGATACGCTGAGGAATTTCTCAGCAGCAGCAATGGAGGGCGCAACAGACACCTTGTAACGGGTGGAAGCGGAGGAAATTAATCGAGGATCGATGTCCACGATGGCGTCAGTGTCGATAGGCAAATTTGGCTTATACTTGAATGGCGTGTAGGTGTTGTCCAACGTGTAGTTAAGAAATGTAGGGTCAAGCTGTTTTTCCTGCTTGACAAATCCGTCATACCGGTAGTCCCTGGGATTAAGGGGGACGTGGATTAGGGACTCGAAAGCCAGTTCATTTTTAATCTGAACTTCTCCAGGGAACCGTTTGTTCCACTCATTGAATGGCATAGCAAGAATAGTAGGTTGAGGTCCGAAATAGCGCGTTAACATCTCCCGAGTGAATTGAGTCAAAGCCATTATGACTTCAGGATCCTGTTTGGGCCTGTCTAATAGCTGTCGAGTGACAACCGCTCTGACCTCATTGCAATAACAACCAGCACAAATGATTGGAACATGATTGTGGATGGTGACGGCAAGTGGCCATAGACCCAATGAAGGGTGACAAGGTGGATATACAGGTGTATCAATTTCAGCACTTTCGTGCATTGGAGGCAAGGTGGCTAATCGGAAACATGACTTCTTGATTGGTTCAGGAACTGGGTAGGTCTTCGATTTCTTAAATACTGATGGGGGCTTGAGGAAGAATTTGTCAAGCACAGACCATGTTAGACATCCGGCTGATAAAAGAGCTATCAAGCCGGCAATCCATCGGTGCGGCACACATAATGGTGTTATGGCTCCGTAGGATTTTTCGTGAGTTCGGGTGGCAACTTTGTTAGTGTACCATTGTAACACGCAAACTGCCGTGTTCCAAATAGTATGAACTAGCCAGAATTTCAACAAACAGTCGACTGGACGCGCCGTAGACCGATATGTACACCACGTGTACAAGTGAAATCCCAGTGTCAGTGGCCATGTTGACCCTTTGCGATATTGTCCCATGACTTCAGCAGTGTGTAACACGGCGGATAACTTAGGACATGTCATCTTAAGAACCTCCTCAATACCAGGGGCAATGAAACAGGTGTAGATAAAAGGATGCGGTTTGGTGCACTGTAGTTGTGACCCTTGTTCGATACACTGTGTGGCAACTTTGTCGATGTGTTGGTTGAATCCAGAAGTTACGAGAGTAACTGGTTTGCTCCAAAAGAGGGACTTCGCACAACGCGACAATGTCGCAACAGTCTTCGTTTTAATCCATGAGAGTGATGTCAATACGGCGCCTCCAATAGTGTCAGCGACAGAGAAGGAGGAGGGACGGTAATTGGAGACAAACAACAGCAACGTTCGATATATGGTTTTATATAGCAATGGATTGATCATGATCAAAAACAACACTGGGAGTAAGTACCGTAAGAAATGGGGCCCAAATTGCTTTCGCAACACTAATGCTATCTTTTGCAATAAAGTTAAAGGACGCCCATTCGTCACAGCATTAAAAGCTATAACAGCGTGTTCATTTTCGATTCTAAATGATTCAATCATTGATGTTTTAACATCGAGGTTTCTGTGTAATGCGAGCAAGGCTACAGGGAGACAAGCGTCAGCAGACTCAGATGGAGTGAGGTTCCGAACGGATTTAAGATACTCTGCGGCATATTTCATGGCAGTTTCCAAGCTACTCGAATTTCGATCAAGCAAGCCTAGTTTTGTATCTACCATTGCAACAATTTCTTTCGGGATGAATACTGGAGTCGTTCCAGTTTGTAATCCGAAAAGAGTACCAAGAGAGTAGCACAATACATTTTCTATCACGACGTTCTGACTATCGCCTCGGAATGTTTTAAGCAGGACATTTCTGAGGTCGATTGGGCCATAAGTGGATGGATCATGTGATGCATCGGCAGCAGAAGCGGCGTTTGCATCAGGGCTACACTGAACGAATTGCCATATATGATAATGTTGTGATGTGTGCAATTTCTTTGTCCAGGTCATGGCAGTCATCCCGTCTATGGACGTATATTTATCTGAATTATACATCCAATCGCAGGTACTGTTGAAAAATGGGGCATTGTTTCCTCTAATGGTGACAGCTACGTGATCAGCTTTACCGTCAACGAACACTCTGGAATACGAGTGCTCTCCGCCCATGGTCGACCCTTTCCCGTCAAGATATTCATGTTGTATGGAATACAAACTATGTGAATGAGATTTGTTAACGAGTTGTAGGATGTCCTCTGGTGGGATGTAGTAAAGTGAATCGACAGCGATGTATACATCGGGTGCCACGCAATTGCATTCTTGTACTTTGTGATTGCAGTATGCTTGGTGTGGGCCAGCTTTAGGTACATGCCGGGCAACACGAAGTCGTTCTCTGTGGTAATCAGAGGCATCTAACAAAGGGCAACATGAATGAATTTTCCTTTTATTCAAGTGATGTCTGGTGGCATTCCCGCCAATGTCGACAATAACTGTGTCCTTAGGAAAATATTTCAACAACTCTTTCTCAAGAATTGAACGATATGCTGCACAAGTTGCATGTGGGTTGATTCCAAATTTAACGTTCGACTCGAATTTATATTGAGGGAAGTCGTCAAGTAAACATTTTGATGGTTCAACGGCACTTAGAGTTTGTGGAATTCTTCTATCCACAGGAGTTTGTTCGGAATCAGGTTTGGGTGACTCACGTTTTGGTGCGGCGGATTGCGCCGGCTTCGTAGGCTTAGTACTTCCCGCGGGTTTGTCGGGGGCAGTTCCCTTCGCTCTAGAAGGGGGAACACCTTTCTTAGTATTCTTGGTGTTCTCTGGTTTACGGGACGCAGCAGGTTTCGCTGGGGCCGTTTTAGTTGGTACGGGTTTTGCTGTAGGAGCAGCATTGCCGTTTCCAGCCTTAGTTGATAATGATTTAGCAAGTCTTAATGAGCGTTTAGAATTGGGGTCAGGCAAACGACGGGGTGGTGGAGCAGATTTTACAGTCTGGTCCAATGATTGTTTAATGTCGTTAAAGTCTTCTTCAATAATAATATCGGTCATGGTTGGTAATATTGTCAGTAAGGTGGTTAGTTCTATACTTTCGAGTGGTG